CTGCGGCACATAGAGCAGGCAGTTCCCCGCCACGATCAGGTGCAGCAGTGCTTCATGCACCGCGGTGCGATCGTTGCTGCTCTCGATGCTGCGCAGCACGGCGCGCTCCATCAAGCCAAGCGTCTTGTCGATCTGAGTCTTGAGCTCAGCGATCTGCTCAGGCGTCATCCCCATCGCCACGGCTTCCGCCTGCTGGCGAGCGAACTCCATGTCGTCGTGGACGAAGCGGAAGAACGACTCAGTGGGCGGCAGCAGCGCCAGCAGCAGCCGGCTGGCGATGTTGTGGACGCCACGCTGGCCGATTCCTTCCCACGGATGGCGAATCTTCTCCAGCGTCTGCGGCTCGGGGTCGCCGTCAAAGGGCAGCAGCCACGGCAGGGTGAGAGCGGACGCCTCGCGTGCTCGGTCAATCCAGGGGTTGCGAGCTGGCTCCAGCCGCTTGTAGCGGGCCTCGGCTGTCATCGGCCTATGTTCAGCCCGCTGGCTGAGCTACTGCGTGCGCCGATGGTGAGGCTGGACGCCCGGGTTGGCTTGGGCTTGGGCACTGCTGCTGTCGTCAGCGCGCCAGCGCCGGGCTTGGCCTGGGCGACCTCGGTGACGTAGGCCTGGCTGGCGGCAGCGGCTGACGCCTGCTGCTGCTCCAGCACCGCGGCAGCTTCAGCTGCTGCTTCGGCTGCGGCGGCATTGGCAGCGTCGATCTGCTCTTGCAGCTGCTGGCGGAAGTCCTGCTGGCTATCGCGCATTTCCTGGCGCATGTCCTTGAGCTCTTTGCGCTGCTGCTTGAACTCCTTTTTGGTTGGCCCGGTCTCGACAACCTGCGGCTCTCGCGGCGCTCCTCCACACATGGTCAGTACCCTCCAATGTTGAGACCAGCACCGCGGGCGGCGGTGCTGGTGGATGACTTGCGGTTGATCCGCAGCGACTTTTTCCCATCGCCGGGCGCCATGCCGGTGCGACTGTCGCCGACGACGGGCGCCTTGGCAGTTGGCTCTGGCGGCGGCGTACCGATCAGCGCCGCCATCCGCTGCGCATCTGCAGCGGTCTGCTGCGCACGCTGCTGCTCGGCGTTGAGTAGCTCGGCCAATGCCTGCTGCTGGTTGGCGATGGCCTGATCGAGGGCGCCCTGCTTCTTGAGCGTCTTGCGGTTCTGGCGGGTTTCCATCAGCGCCATCTGCCGCTCTGCCATGCGGTCATAGGCCTCGTAGTCGGGCACCGTGATCACCGATCGAGGCGCAGAACCTCCACACATCAGCCCAGCCCCTCTTGTTGTTCGGCGTGCCAGCGCTTGATGCAGTCGATCACACGCTGCTCGCCGATCCAGTGATCAATCTCCCGGTGTGCCGTTGAGGCATCAGGCTTTCGCCCAAAGGTTGCCTCCAGGCGGCTGATCAGCTCATCAGAAACCAGCGGGAACACTGCACCCGTGCAGACGTGCTCACTGTACCGGCGGCTCCCATAGCCGAACAGCATTGGCCTGCAGGTCGTATTCGCCTGCTCTGAGGATGCGTGCGCAGCGCGCCTGGCTGATGGCATAGCGCTCGCCGAGGCCCTTCTTTTCGTAGCAATCAAGGACTGCTTGCCACATCTGCAGCTCAGTTGTGCAGCCGGCGAGCGCTTTCTCTGCTGCAACAGGCCCGCAGCCGGGGCAGCCGGGGTAGTTGTCGCTGGCATCACCGATCAGCGTCTGGGCGTAGAAGGCCTTGTCGGCGTCGTACTCGCTGACCTCGCTGATCCGGCCATCGCGGTAGTGGTAGCCGGGAATGGTGAGCAGATCCTTATCGACCGAGGCAATCACGTCACCCTGCTCGTAGAGGATGCCGAGCACGTCATCGCCCTCCACGTCAGGCAGCTCCACCACCTTCCACCCGCGGGCTGGCGCAACGTGCGCGACCCACTCTTTGAGCTGCCGGTAGCCGGCGGGCTTGCGGTACTTCTTGCGGTTGGCCTTGTACTTCGGCCAGATGCCGTAGCGGAAGCTGACGCCAGCGGAGAACACCAGTGTCGGCTCCATGCCCGGCAGACCATCAAGGATCTCGGCGATGGCGTCTTGGAAGTGGGCCTGCGCATCGCCGTGACGAGTCAGATAAGTCCAATCGTCTGGCGCCCACTCTGCTTCGACCTCACTGGAGGCCGCAGCTGGGTACAGGTAGACCTCGGTGTCAATCAGGGCTTTCACTTGCGCAGCTCCACGGTGCAGCCCGGCCAGCGATTCTTGCAGTAGAGGATTGCCTTGCCCTGGCTGGGCGCCGGCAGGGTGATGGTCATGGGTGGCTTGTCGGGGAAGGTGACGCGCAGCCGATACAGGCGGGTGCTTTCGTTGATCCGCGGCCGGCTCTTGCCGGGGCCGGTGACAGATTCCGGCTGCTCGTAGTGAAGCCAGGTCATCGGTCGGCCTCCTGCTGCGGCACCGGCAGCGCGTGGTGTGGTGTAGTCATTCGTGCTCCATTGCGAGCACATCTTCCAGCGCTCGCTGGTAGCCGTCCCACCACGATCGAACGTGATCAGCGCCATCAGTTTCTGCTGCTCTGACGCGATCAATCGCCATCAGCCGAAGTCGAACGACGGCTGCTCTCTCGACGTCGATGATGGCGGCGTGTCCTGGCATGGCTCAATGTTGCGGGGGTCGTGGATGTTGGTTGTTTGTTGCGTGCCACTGCGCAGCAGCAGCACCATGCAGCTTCTGCCGCCGGGCCTGATGTTCACCACCTGGGCATTGCACCAGCTGCCCTGGTAGCGCACTCGGACGGGTTGCCCGATCGTGTAGCCGTCAACCCAGCTCAAAACAGATCCCTCCTGCCAGCGCCTGAGCGGTATGCGTTCAGGTCACGGAAGGCCTTGTCGTAGAACTCGGGGTGGGCAGTGAGAAACCCCGGGGTGGGCAGCACCGGCTCGCCGCGTTTGCTGCGCCGGTTGAACTCGTCGATCGACCAAAGGCCACCCAGCAGGCCGCGCTCAAGGATCCCCTGCACCGCTTTGCTGTCGATCAGGGTTTGCATGACGCGCTCTCCTGAACGTGGGTGATGTAGGACTGCCACTCCTCATCGGTGAGCCCGTGATCAGCTGCTGGTGGCAGCTGCGGGTGCTGCGCAGCGCGGCGCACCTCGTAGGCAGCTGGGTTGGTGGCATCAGGTGGCGGCAGGCTGGAGCTCGCAGCACCGGGCAGCAGCGACAGCTGCTCAGGGCTGAACTGCGCAAACTCAGGCAGCCCTGGCTTGGGCCCCCAGCTGCGGTTGGCCAGCCTGCCCTCGGTTCGATAGAGCGGCGCCATCAGCTCCCGCCAGGTTGGGAAGCGGTGGAAGCCGTTGTCGAGGCCCTGCAGCCACCTCTCAGCAGCCCAGAGCAGCTGGCGGTCATTGACCTCAGGGAACTCAGCGGCAAAGGAGCGAATCTTCAACCGGCAGATGTGCGCTGACCAGCGATCCGACTCCTTCAGGCGAAGGTGTCCAGCAATCATTTCCACCACGGCCAGGAAGGTCTCGGGGGTCACGCCGGCCATGACTCCGCCTCTGCGCGCAGCGCAGCAACCATCGCTGGGTCCTTGGGCACAAGCCGCCCTTTTGCAGTGGCAGGCGGGGCGCCGATGAACTCCAGCTTGAGCGCCTGCCAGCCATGCTCAACGCCAGCATTTGCCAGCCGGAGCTGCTCGTCAACAGGCAGCTCTGCGACCCGATTCACCGATGCCTTCCAGGCTGCTTCGGTCCAGGTGGCGTTGCCCCTGTGCTTTGACCACCTGGCCACGCACCACCATTGCAGCAACAAAGGCCGCGCTTCCAAGGCGCAGTCCTCCAGGTGCTGATCATCAGGCTCTGGGAAGAACCGGGCGGCTGAGCGGCGGCTCGGCGACTTGACATCCTTGGGTGCGACAGCAGCGAGAGGCCTGGGGCGGATTGATGGTGCCGGCAGGTCCACGATCTCCGGCGGCACATCGACACGCTCAAGAGTCCGAAAGCGATCACCGCAGTGCCTGCAGGCGCGGTAGCGCAGGATCTCGTTTGTGAACTGCCGGGTCTCAACGACTCGGCTGGTGAACTGATCGCACTTGGGGCACCTCACCGGTCCACCTCCTGCGGCGCCCATTCGCCGCACCAGATAGAGGAGGCCACCGCCGGGAACCAGCCCCAGCAGGTCTTGTCCTGATCGCTTTGGCGCACCTCCGTGAGCGTCGGCGCATGACGCCGGCAGGAAAGCACATCGTCGCTGCGGCCGATGGTGGCGCGGCTGTAGCGGCAGTTGCCGCACTCCTGCTCAGCCAGTGGTGGGTAGCCGTGATTGTTCATCCCAGATCACCTTGATAAAGATTGATTGCTTGTTGCGTGGTGCCTTTCGCCATTCAGCTTCAAGGCGTTTGATCACTGTCACTCGGTCATCAACCCAGAGGATCCCCTTGCCGGCATCCAGCACGGAGCCGGCAAGGTTGTCCAAGTCGCTGATGCCCGGACCCACAAATGTGAAGTGAACGGCGATCATCTGGCCCTTGCCAAGTGGCGGGAGTGTCCACCACTCAGCGAGGATTGCCCGGCACTGTTTCATCCAGGCCGTATAGCTTGGGTCGCTATAAGCGTGGCGCGAGAATCTCGGCCGCTTCTTTGGCTGAAGCGGCAGCGGCAGCTCAAAGTCGGCCGTTCGCATTTCAACCATCAGAAGGGAACGTCGTCGTCCTCGGGCGGGTGATCTCTCAGCTCCTGCGCCCGCAAGCGGATGCGCTCTGATGGGCTGAGTGTCTCGTCATCACTGCTGGCGTCGCCAAACGCTGCAGCGGGCGTGTCCACCACATAACCGTTTTCTTCGCCGAAGGCGTCGGCAGGATCGCGGTGCTGGTACTCCACCAAGTCGAGCACCTGCACCGCTTCCAGGCTCAAGCTGATGCCCTTCTTGCCGAACTTGTCCTCCCAGCCCCAACAGGAGAAGGCGACTTTCACCTTGCTGCCATTGCCGATCAGAACCCCTGCTGGCCATGGGTTCTTGCGGCTGTCGTAGACAGCAGGCGCCGCCAGTTTCTGACCCTTCCTGGTGGTCTCGTTCTTCCTCATGCGGAAGTGGAGGAGGCCAGTGGCGTTCCCGCTGGAGTCCTCGCCTTCCTTGAACGGCCATGCGTTCTTGCTGGGCTTTGCGCCTTCGCCATTGATGCGGGCGAACTCGCTCTCGATGCGCTGCACCAAGGCCAGCGTTTCTTTGCCGGCGCTGGTGCCGGCCCATTCGATCGACCACTGGCGAGGCTTGCCCTCGTCAAAGCGGTCCTCCTCAGGCTCAAAGATTTTGGCCCAGTAGGCGTCACCTACGGGGGTGACGATCAGCTCTCGCGGCATTTGCGCTGCATCCATGCAGAGTTGCCGCCGCAGCTTCGCACCTAGGCCACTGCCGCGCAAGCCCTAGGGCACCCCTACGAAAACAAATACGGGTTACGGCCGATCTCGCCAATCTCAAGATTGCCCACAACGGGCGGGCTCTGTAGCGACTTCAAGCCGGCCCGTTGCTGGATTTCAAGGCTGATCTCAGTGATCCAATCCGGGCGATACATCTCGCCTGTTCGATACAGCAGCGTCTCATGGAGCCATTCTGCGTCGCAGGGTGGCACTGCAAAGCAGTCATGGTTGGGCAGCACCGTGACGCCTTGTGCTGCACCCTCGCAGACCATTGCCCACACCAATGCAGCATCGAAGCTGTGGATCATGTGCGCCGCGATGGCGCGTGAGGTCTCCAGGCCACTGAGCCGACCGGGGCGATCCTTGTCCATGACGGTCTGCCACCGCCGTGTGCCATGCACCAGCGACCGCACCCGGGACGTGGATTGCGCCTCCCTGCCCAGGCTGATGAGCAAGCCCATGGGCGATGTCCATTCCATCCGCCGGTTCTTGGTCATGCAGCGCCGCACCACCTGGCGCAGCCACGAATGGAGCGCAACTGCGCTGCGCAGGTGG